ATGATGAAGCGCAAGAAACCCCTCAACTCAGAGATTCTTACTGACATCGAGCCTCTAACTGAAAATCAACGTGTATTTTTTGAAGAGTATGCCAAGGACAAAAACATGTTTGCGTATGGTTGCGCGGGCACTGGTAAAACATTTATCGCTCTATACCTCGCTCTCAAGGATGTGCTCAATGAGAATACCCCTTACGAGAAGGTCTATATTGTTAGGTCGCTAGTATCCACACGCGAGATTGGTTTCCTCCCTGGAGACCATGAGGATAAGTCATCTCTATACCAGATTCCTTATAAGAATATGGTAAAATATATGTTTGAGATGCCTAGTGATGATGAGTTTGATAAACTCTATTACAATCTGAAGGCACAGGAAACCATTTCTTTCTGGTCAACATCATTCATTCGTGGCACTACACTAGACAATGCAATCGTTCTTATTGATGAGATGCAGAATCTAAACTTCCACGAGCTTGATTCAATCATCACCCGCGTTGGTCAAGATTCTAAGATTGTTTTCTGCGGTGACGTAAGACAATCAGACCTCGTTAAAACACACGAGCGTAATGGTATCATTGACTTCATGCGTATCATTGAAACGATGGAAGAGTTTGCAACTGTAGAGTTTCAAATTGAGGACATTGTTCGTAGCGGACTTGTCCGTAGTTATCTCATTAGTAAAACAAATCTAGGACTCTAAGTATGCTTTTTCATCATGTGCCGTTGACCACTATTGACTTAGATGCAGAGATGGTGGATAATAGAAGAGTCTATGTCACACCAGAGGGTAATAAATATCCATCTGTTACTACTGTCATAGGTAATAACCCTGACAAAAAAGCAGGCATTGCCAAGTGGCGACGCCGCGTTGGTGAAGAGAAAGCAAATCGTGTGTCTACTCGTGCCGCAACTCGCGGGACCGATTTTCATTTGATGTGTGAAGACTACCTAAATAATAAATACGACGAAGAAAAATTCAAGGGTAAACATTTACCCCTGATGATGTTTAAAAATGCGAAGCAAACTCTAAGTCGTATTAATAATATCTACGCTCAAGAGGTAGCACTATATTCAGACCACTTAGAAATTGCAGGTCGCGTAGACTGCATCGCTGAATTTGATGGTGAGTTATCTATCATTGACTTCAAAACTTCTGCAGAAGAAAAGAAACTTAAGTGGATTGAAGATTATCTTATTCAAGAAACAGCATACGCTTGTATGTTGTATGAAAGATACAAATTAAAAGTAAATAAAATTGTTACTATCATCGCTTGTGAAAGCGGAGACACTCAGGTGTTTGTAGAAACACCCAAGAAGGAATACCTTCAAAAGTTAATCGGTTACATAGACCACTATAAAAGAACCTATGACTAAAGGAGATATACTAGAGGATAAATTTATGACTGCTGCAAAATTCTCTCAAGATGTAGAGAAGATTGCATCCTATAATGAGATGAATTATATTGATGCTATTCTACATTATTGTGATATCAATAACATTGAAGTGGAAACCGTGCCAAAACTAATCACAAAACCACTCAAAGAAAAACTGAAGTTTGATGCACAAAAGCTCAACTTCATTAAGAAAACATCTCGCGCAAAACTAATGCTAGTATGAACGACTTCTTCGATTCAGAAATAGTCAGAGAGGAAGCAAGGGAAATGGAGAGACTCCAGATGAAAGCAATGGAGTTGACCCTTTCCCAGCCCCTCGATGGCAGCAAAGAGCAGCAGCTAGAATACATTAATACTATCCGCTCTCTCATCGAAAAGCAGCAGGTCTTCTACACAAGACTCAAGCTTTCTGATGACCCCAGAGCACTGGACATGGTGAGAGGCATCGAAGAGGGTGCCAAGCTACTGTATGGGTGGTGGGGCACAGAAGATGTCCGACTGCTCATGGCGGAGATGCTCAAGAAACTGGACCAGTTCGAAGAGGAGATAGAGGCAAGGGGTTGACGCTGCCCTCTTGCCCTGTTATAATGACCGAGTGATACAGGCGTCACACAAACCAAATCCAAACTAATCCGAGAAAATCCTATGTCTTTTGCTGATCTTAAGCGCAAGTCTCAAAATTCTTTTGCTAACCTTACGAAAGAACTTGAGAAGGCAAACTCTTCCTCAAACGCAGACGAGCGTTTCTGGAAACCCAGCGTCGATGCTGCTGGTAACGGGTTTGCAATCATCCGTTTCCTCCCCGCGCCTGATGGTGAGGATGTGCCTTGGGCAAAACTGTATAGTCATGCCTTCCAAGGTCCTGGCGGATGGTATATTGAAAACTCCCTGACCACTATCGGTGGCAAGGACCCTGTTGGTGAAGTTAATCGTCGCCTTTGGAATAGCGGCAGCGATGCCGATAAAGAAACTGCGCGTAAGCAGAAGCGCAAACTGTCCTACTACGCTAACATCTATGTGGTGAAGGACACTGCTAATCCTGAGAATGAAGGTCAAGTCAAACTGTATAAGTTTGGTAAGAAAATCTTCGACAAGATTATGGCAGCAATGCAACCTGAGTTTGAGGATGAAACCCCCATCAATCCTTTTGATATGTGGGAAGGTGCCAACTTCAAACTGAAGATTACTAACGTTGCTGGTTATTGGAATTATGATAAGTCTGAATTCGCCGCCCCGACTGCACTCGCAGCGGACGATTCTTCGCTTGAAAAAATCTGGAAGTCGGAGCACTCCCTTGCTGCGTTTACCGCGCCAGAAAACTTTAAGTCTTATGAAGAGTTGGAAGAGCGCCTCAATCTGGTGCTCGGTGTAACCCAGACCCCACAAGTTGCACGTCAAGCAGCAGCACGTCCCACTCTCGATGAAGAGATTCAAGACGAAGAGATGAGTTTCACTCCTGACTTCAGTGCCAAGCGTGAGACCGTCCCTGCATCTACCGAGGATGAAGATGATGCTCTGTCATACTTCGCTCGCCTTGCAGAGGAAGACTGATTCCAAAATAGCATAGCGAAAACCGATTGGGCGGAAAAAAAATCCGCCCAATTTTTTTGTTTGAAAAGTTGAGTCAGACTCCTGCCTTCTTTAACTGCTTGCCAACGTAGTTGGTTGACTTAGCATAGAAACTAGAGGACTTGAAGTTGTTGACAAACTCTAGAAGGTATTGTGACTTTAGAATATAGATTTCTCTTCTACTTTCATTCTCTCTGGTTGCTACCTCGAAGTTTGTCACGGATCTGGATACATTACTACCAAGTGTCTGGGAGTATATTAATGTATTGTTTGCTCTAGAGTTAACAAACACATAATTTCTACTTCTAAATGCTGCATCAACTTTGAGACCTGCTTCTAGCACCACGTCACCATCCTGATTCTTTAACTCAGTTGTCTCGTAGTATGCAACGTCATCAGGATTCTCAACCAAATCTCTCAACTCATATTCTGATACAGGGAATTCAAACTGAGGATTGATTACATTGTTGGTGAGAATCAATACCCAATCATATAGTGGTGACCCATATGCTAAGTTTGCAATAGTATCCCATCTATCACCTTCTTTGATTGCATACTTCTTGAAGAAGACAGAGTAACTAAACTTATCCTCGTCGATTTTAAAACGACGGAAGAAGTTATTCGCAATCACATAGTCTGACTGCGAGAAAGGAAACTTGACAGGTTTAGTGTCGTATTGAATGTTAGGGGAGAGTGAAAAATACATCAGTATGTTGCTCCTGTTCCTGTTACCTCGTCTGCATATACCATCTTAGTCTCTTGGAAACTAATCTTTATTGTGGTTGCAACTGGAGACCCGTTGGGTAGAGTTGCCCATGCGCCATCAGGTGTATAACTTACACCGAAG